GTCGTCGAAACACTTGTTCGTGAAACCGTTATTGACCAGGTCGTAGACAATTTCGTCCGGGAGCTGGGCCGCGCTCCATCCAGCCATCTGCGCCTGGGGCGCGTAGATGCCGAGCACGTCATCCTCGATATGGTTACGATCGACCTCGACCGTGGCCTCCCAGTCATCGTTCACGATGCTGTACTTGAAGCCTTCGAGGGCCTTGACCATCTTGTCGCCGATCCACTTGCGCATCTTGGGGAAGTTCGCCAGCCAGGCGTAATCTTCCTGGCCAGTGGTGCTCGGCACCTTCATGGCGATCTTCTGCCAGGTGCTGGCGGTAGTGGTGAACGCCTTGTTGAAGGTCGTCTTCAGGGAAATGAAGAGACCCTCCAGGGACGCTTTGTTGATCAACATGCTGCCTCCTCATTGAGAGCACGGACAAGAGCCTTGCCCGGTTTGAACTTGATCTTGCGGCTGGCCGGGATGGTCAGCTTTTCTCCAGTCTTGGGGTTGCGCCCGATCCGGGAGGCCTTGGCCACGGTGCGGAACGTGCCCAGATCCGCCAGGCGCACCTCGCCACCCAGGACCAGGCCGTTGCCGATGGCATCAAGCACCGCCTCAGTGGCGGCCGTAGCTGTTGCCTTGGTCAGGCCAGGGCAACGCTCGGTGACGTGGACAACGATGTCAGCCTTGTTCATCGTGCCTCCTATGCGCTGGCCATGATGCCGGCGGCCTTCAGCTTTGCCAGCAAGGCGTTGAATTCGGTCACCAGCCCGGCAACGGTCGTCGCCTCAGAATCCGCCTGGGTGGCTGCCTGCGGCGCGGGGAGGGTGGCCGGGATTTCTACCAGCACGCCTTCGGTGCCGACGGAAAGGCACTTACCTGCCACGACGTCGTTGGTGGCGGCAGACGAGCAGGCAGTCACGGAATCTTCGACGTAGACGCATTTGCCGACCATGGCCTGGGTCACGGGGTTGGTCGCCGAGTTATCCATGAGGAACGCCCGCTTGCGACGGACAAGGCAGGACAGAGCGCCGTCCGCGCCGGCGGTGTTGTCCTTGGTTTCTTCGGACATGCCGAACACCGTAAGCCCGGCCGTGTCCGCAGCAGGCACCAGATATCCGTCGCCATCGATGGCGACCAGGTGCCCGGCCTCGACCTTCGTGCTTGCGGCAACGCCGACAGCGAGCAGCTCGCCGTCGGAATGGGGAGTGTTTCTTTCCATCAGTTCAGCCCTCCGTAGGTCTTGAGATCCTCATTGCTCAGGCCCATCATGCTCGCGATCTGCGTGGTCACGGCATTGGCCTGGACCTTGTCTTCGGCCTCCTGCCCACCCGGCAGCTTGACCACGGGAACGACGACCGGGGCCTTGGCCACGAACGTCTTGAACCCTGCGATATCGGACTTGGCGTACTGCACCGCCCAGTCCTTCTGGTCGGGTGTGATCTTGCCGTCAGCCATGGCCTTGGCCACAACGTCCGTGACATCCCGATCAACCAGCTTCGCCTGCAACGCCTCGAATTCCTCACGGGAAACAACGCCTTTGGTGCTCTGGCGCAGCGCGTGGATGGACGCGACTACCGTGGATGTATCTTTCGCGCTGAGCCCAAGCGCAGCGGCAACAGCGTCCGGGACGTCTCCGGATGCGCCCTGTAGCTTGGCCACAGCCGCCATCACCTCATCTTCCGTGGCCGTCTCGGGAAGCCCGAGCTTGGCCGCCAATTTCTTCAGGAAGTCCATACTTCCCTCCATGGGTTGAAGTTTTGCCAAAATCGGATCCAGATGGTTATGTCGGGGGTCATTGGTCAGCGCCACGGAATGCAGGCCGACCAGCTTGTTGTCCGACTTGCGGACGTAAAAAACCGGCGAGAAATAGCGGTACTCGCGGGCAGCGACATAGGCCGCGCCGCGCTCTGTCCATTCCACCCGGGCGATGATTCCGGCGGCCGGATCCCAGGAGAGTTCCTTGACCCAACCGGCTGCAGGGGCCTGCACGCCTTCGAGGGTCTGGTGCTCATAGTCGAAGACCAAGTCATTGCCCCTACGGGCGAACTCGGCCGCGACCAGGCGGAAAGATTCCTCATCGACCAGGTAGGGGTCCTTGCCTTCCAGTTCGTTGCGCCCTGCCCGGAACAGCAGAACAAGCTCCGGCGCGCCGGGCTTGTTGTCCTGGGTTGCGTACAGCTCAATGACCGTGGCTGATGTTCTAAGTTTGCGCTTCATGTCTTGGTGACACTCCTTCGGACAGGCCGGATGGCCGTATTTCGCGTTTTGCACTAGTGCAAAACTAGTCTAAAAAATTTTCCCTACCCTCTGGTCATCCACGCCCTGCCGGACGCAGCAGAAGGCGAATTTCGAAGTCTTCGCCTTTTTGCTGCGCTTTCTGGGTTGGCGCTTCGCTTTTTGTGGGGTGGGATGCTGCGTTCATGCGGCCGATATTGCCGTGAACTACGGGGCTTTTCAGAAGGAGAGGCGCGTGGTGCGGGGTTCTTTTAGACTGGTTTGCACCTTGGGATTACTTGGCCGCGATGTAGTCGGACACGATGTCCACCACCAGTTGCGCGGCGCTCGCCGACATGTCGCCGGCGGGACTGATAGGCAGGAATGGGCGGGGCGGGATGTTGCCCCACGGGATAGGGCCGTTCCGGCGCGTACGGCCAAAGGCTCCGCGCATAGCCCCGAATTGCTGGGTGGCTGCGTATTCCATGGGCGACCCGATAGTCACGCCTGTCTTGGACGCCTGGTACGTGATGGTGGATCGCAAGGATCTGGTTTCACCTGTCAGCGGCTTCTTGGCTGCGGCCCTCTTGGCCCCAAGCTTTGTCAGACTTCCATCCCGTTTCTTGAAGTTCCGTTTGGTCAACCCCAAATATCGCAGGATCGTGGTCTGGGCGTTTGGGGCCCAGGCCGCGCCGTCCCAATCGCTGGCGACATCAAAGCGCTGCTTGGTACCTTCTGCCAGGGCTTCGCCGATCTCCCGCATTGCCGGAGTCACGTTGGAGACACGTTCTGCCAGGCTGTTCAACATGCCCTGCACAGCCTTGTCTTCGATGGTGATCTCGATCATATGGGACCTCCATCTGCCAGCTCCGCCGCTATTTCCGCCGGCAGGCTGGCGACATACGCGTCCCAGATCTCCGCCGGCCAGGAATCCTTCTTCTGCATCAGGCCGCGAATCGTGTCCGCCACGGTCTCTCCGGGCATGTAGCCCCAGCCTTTGTCGATGCCGACCGGCTCTCCGGTCCTTGAGTCGATGTCGTTCCAACCCTCCGGCAGCTGCTTGTCCGGATCGCCTCCGAGGGCCTTGGCCGTCTTGTCCGACGTGATCCCGACCACGCGGCATTTGCAGCCCCAGCCATTGGGCGGGTAGTGCGTCTGCCAGAACGGATGATCCGCCGGCAGGATCAGGCCATCCAGGGCGACATGATGCGGCCGTGGATGCAGAACGGAATCAGAATGCTTGTACATCCAGCGTTCAAAGCCGCCTTCCTTGAGCTGGACCAGACGACCGGCGGCGTAGCTCGTGGAAATGTTGGTCTGGTAGATGACTTTGGTTCGCCAGTTCCGCTCGCCCTTGTAGGCCCAGCCGTGGCGGTCCACGATGTCATCGAAGTTCTTGCGAAACCATTCGATGCTCTTGCCTTCTGCGATGGCCTTATCAACGGCCGTCGCGAAATCGTTCAGCAGGTCGGCGGTCATTGCTCCGGCGATCATGAAGCCCCGATCATGCTGGCTCTTCCACAGATCATCCCACCTGGCAGTGGGCACCAGGTTGCCCATCTTCCGCCGGAAGAAGACGATCTGCTCGGCAAAGGGCAGCTTGAAGACTGCGCGCATTTCGTCAGGCATCTTGATCCTCGGCGACGTCATTGCGCCCTGCCAGGGCAGCCACCGCAAACCCGGCCTGCATGACCTTGGCAAGGTCGGCAGCGGGCAGGGTTCCGAAGGATTCAAGCAGCGCGTCACGCAGGGCCTCAAGACTCGGCGCCGTGTCGACCAGCTCGCGGATCCGCGTGAGCATCGCCTCCATGGCCGGGGCCGCCTCGATGCTCATTCGGTCCGCAAGCGGTTCAATTGGCGTTGGATCCTGGGCATCCTGCATCGCGGCGACCACTGTGCGCAGCCCGGAGCCGCTGGCCTTTGCGGCGATAGGCAGCCGCGTGCCGATCCCGGCCGCGCCCTCGATGACGGCTTCGTTATCCTTGGGCTCAGGGATCTTGAACTCCTTGTAGAACCAGGTGCGTGGGATCTTCACGCTGGTACGATCCAGGATCTCGCACACCCAGTCCGCCTTTTCCTTCAGATCGTCGTCTTCATCGAAGACGGGCCTGTACCCTGGTATCGGTGCATCCCATCCAAAGTTGAAGCCTACCATGGGGCGAATGATCTGCTGGCGAACCGTCGCCGCCATGGCCCTGGCGTCCGACCTGGTCAGGTCCTTGCGCACGTCGTTATGAACCTTCGAGGCGGCGTAGCTGCCCTTGTCGCCCACCTCGGCCGTGAGCGTCTGCCCCAGGATGGCCTTGGACATTTCGGCGTTGCAAAACTGCGCCAGAAACTTGTAGAGATCGGCGCTGGTCGTACCCTTGGCCGTCTCCACAAACTCGATCTCAGTGCTCTTGGAAATGATCCCGGCCGCGTCACTGCCAAGCATGCTGATGGCCTGGATCAGGGCGCTCTTGTCATCCTCGGTGGCACCTGGTGAATACTTGCCCAGGCGCAAGGGCATCCCGTAGACCTCGCAGAATATGACCCAGTCCTTGATTGCGTAGTTCTTGAACAGGAACATCCAGGCACATACGCGGTAGATGCCCGACTTGGTCGGGTGTCCGGACTTGCCGCCGTAGCGGTGCATCAGCACCTTCCAGGCCGGAATGATTTCGCCCATGGGGCTGGCGTCGGTGATGAGCCGAGGCGTCTTTGCCACCACGCCAACTTCATCCTGGAACAGGAAGCGCTTCGACTCCAGCGATTCAAATGACGACGGCACAGCCTGCCCGGCCGACACGTCCCACATGACCTCCATGGCCGAGAACCCACGGCCTATCGCTTCCTGCATGGCCACCTGCACGTCCGGCCAATCGGTCTGACCTTCCAGAAACTCGGATACGAACTGCGCCACCTGGTTGTCCCGGGCGCTGTCCGAAGCCGGTTCAATCTGAAACTCGACGTCAAGGATCGCGTTCTCGCGCTTGCTTGCCTCGCCCAGCAGGTGGGCGTCCTTCTCCAGGATCTGCTCGAACAGTTCCGCCTGCCGGCGCACGTCGCCCAGGTCCGCCTCACGGAACACAGCGGCCAGGCGCTCGGGCGTCATCCCGGCGACAACGTATTCACGCCAGGCGTCGGTCAGAGGCGCGGCTGCCAGGGTGCGCCGTTCAGGAGCCTTGGACTTTTCAAAAGGTCTGCCGAATTGGTCTACAATCACCATGCGCCTCTCCTCGACATTCTGCGTTTGGAAATGGATTTATATTCGGCACGCCCGCCACCTTCCATGGTCTTGGCTGCAAAGACTGCCATGGCTCCGGCCACAGCCGCGTCGCCGTGGCGCTTCCCGCCTGCTCCCTGGGTGCGCACATCGGGCACCTTGGGAACGCCCCTGACAATCTTCAAGGCGCGGTAATCGTCCATGACCAGGTTGTCTTTGGGCAATGACCAGGTGCGATCTTCGAACTGTGCCTTGAGCTTTGGCATGTGCTCCCGGTACCAGGATTCGGACAGCATCACCTCTTCTATGCGCTCCGCGCCGTATTCTTGCCGCGTCTCCTCGGCCAGGGCCTGACCGTTGCCGCGCGCGTCCATGGCACCGCCAGCGAACCTGGGCAAACGATCGAGCACATAAAAAAGGATCTGGCGCTGGGTTCGAAACGGGCAGTTCCGCAGCTCCAAGAGGAACGGCGTGACAAGATCCAGGGTGCGTGTTTCCTGGACTGGATGGATCACGGTCAAGTCGCCAGACCTGCCGAAGTCCTCGCCAAAGAAGGAGCGCAACGACGGATCCAGGCGGGCCAAGATCGGCCCCAAATTTTCCTCGCACCAGTCCCGCGTCTCACGCATCGCCCGATCCAGGGGCCAGTCCACAAAATCTATGCTGGGCGGTTGCCACCTGATGACCGGGATGGTTGACGCCATGACCGATTCGATCATGTTGCGGGTCAGAAATGACCCGGTGCCGCTCGCTGGGATGCAGAACAATTCTTCGTCCGCGCCATCGCCGTAATCCGCGATGAGTGCTTCGCGCCACCTGGCTTCCTCCTCCGGAGTCCAAGCCTTGCCGGTTGTTTGACAGATCCTTTGAAACAGACCGCCTTCCAAGGCATCGTCCAGAGTGGTGCGGTGCAGGCTGTAGGCCTTCTTTCCGGCCCGGATCTCTTGGACCAGGTCGTTGAATGGGTTGTCGTCGCCATTGTGGGTGGAGATGATGCGCACGCTGCCGCCCCACATGAGAAGCGCATTGGCGGCCTTGAGCAGCTCCGGAAGATCATCGACAAAGGCGGCTTCGTCGATGATGACCCGGCCCTGTTTCGATCGCAGCGACCTGGCCTCGGACGGCAGGCCCCAGATGTCGAAGCCCGAGGCGAAGCGGATCCGGTAGACGGTGATGTCTTTGTCCTCATCGCGAAGGACAATCTCTTCCATGTCTCCGGCCACAACATTCAGGATCTTTGCCCAAAATCCGCAGTCCTTGATGAACTGCTGGGTCATCTCTTTGTTGTATGAAAGATAGTAGCTGCTCTGTCCGCCTTCATCTCTGGACAAGGCGGCTTCCACCACGGAGTCGAACGCCTCGCCATAGGATGCGCCAATACGCCGCGACTTCTCCCAGACCTTGACCCGGCTGCGATCCGCCACCCATGCGCTCTGATACGGAAGAAGGATTTCCGGCATATTCAGCTTTCCTTTACGCCCATGACATCAAGGATTTTCTGCTTCAACCCGCCAGACAAGCCCCGCCGCGCGGCCTCTTCCGGTATCTCGGCCTTGGGCAGGCTCGCCTCAAGTTCATCCACCAGGGCCAAGCACTGGGCCACATCCTTGACCGTGGCGCTGGTGATGGATTGCGGATCGGCCAAGGCCAGGCCGAGCTTGTTTTCGACGGCAGTGCGCAGGGCTGCCACGGCGTCGGCCCTGGTGACAATCACAGGGCGGGCCTCAGCCTCTGCCGATGGGATCTTCCCGGATGCGGCCAGTTCCTGCTGCTTCATGGCCAGGGTTTCCAGGGCCGAAACGGCGAAGGACAGCTGCGCAGTCACCATGCCGTTGTCTGAATTCAGCAGCCGATCGAGCACAACCTTGCGGCCGCGGATCCTGTTGACCCGGATGTCGCATTCGTCCTGGGCGATCTGCTCGCGCTTCTCCCGCCAACCGTATTTGTCCGCCCACGCCTTAAGCGTCGTGGCCGAAACTCCAGTTAGTTCGGCCACGCGGTCAAAAGAGAAGCGGTCAACGCAGTAGAGTTCTTGCGCCTGCCACACGGTTTCAGGTGGATGTTCCTTGCCCATATGCTTACCCGTCCAGTTCGCGCGTGAGGATGGCGATCTTGCGATCCAGGCCAGCCAGCTCGTCAAGCTTCTCCTTCATGGATAGCGCCAGGCTCAAGACATGGTCGCCGTCGACCTCATGCGCTTCGTTCACCACGGGCAGGGCCGCGCGGATGGAATCCCGCAATGCCTGGACCTCTGCGGCCACCAGCTTGCGCCGGGAACGCAGGTCTTCACGATGTCCAATATTTTCGCGTCGTTCACTCATTTCGTTCGCGCCTCCACGATTGTGATGAGCCGTTCAACGGCCCTCGTGTTGTTGATCACCAAGGTCTGCAGGGCATCCGCCATCCGCTCGTAATCCTTCACCAGCTCCACGTTGTCATTGTAGAACCTCACGGCCTCGGCGTGCTCCTTGCCGAGCTCCTTGCATACGGACTGGGTATCCACGCGGTAGGCCTCCAGGATCTTGCTCGTGTTGTTCCGGTACGCGTCCAGGATGCGCGTGGTGTCGGTGCGGAACTCTTGCTGCATCATCGCCATGCGC